TTATCTACCTCCCTAATAGTCAAATAATTCAGTCATTACTCTTGGTTCATATTTACGCTTATCCATTCCTGAGATAGCTTTCTCAATCTCATCAGTAGCTGTTTCAGAAATTTTCTTTCCCAAAATAATGTCTACCACCTGCAATTCGTTCTTAATGCTTCTGCGTTTTATTCTCCGTTCCTTGAGCATTTTATAGGCTTTATATCCTTGTGCAGCATTAAGGTTACAAAATTCTATGTAATGTAATATGTCACATATTTCTTTATCTACTGTGCTAAGTTTGTCTGTTAACTCATTCTTTCTATGTACTGCTTCTGAGGCTAATCCATTAAGTCCCTTTACCTTCTCAATCCAATATTGAATATTTTCAGCTATTGCCACCCTTTCAGTCTTCTCTTGTGTTTCTTCATGTGTCATTTGCTTTATTAGCTCTGGTGGCTGGTCATATTTTTGCACACGAAAGCACGATTTCAAAGCCTTAGAAAGATTATTATTGTAGACAGAATTGGCTTCTTTATTTCCATAAATATCTGCCAAAGCCTCACATGACGTTGGAACGTAGCACCCCTTTCTATCTCGCATAATCCAACGATTACC